ATCGTAGAGTTCTTTCAGACGTATCTCGAGAACGTCCAACTCATTGTAAAACATGAAACAGTCTATGATTTTCATTGAATTTATACATACGTGGTGCTTAAAATCACACTTACTTATTCGATACAACCATTATACTCCAACTGAAGTTTTCATCGCCGTGATGGTGAATATCTGGGTGAATATCAACAACTTTTTTATTTGTCATACTCACAATTTTTAGCATGTCTTCTTTCGATCGAAAATAATGCGTCTTATTCTCGATGTTTGTTTTCACAACTTGAGTTGGCTCTTCTCCGTCTCTCAGAAACGCAAATTGAAACGTAAAGCGCCCGGTATCGGAGAGTTTAACACCGTTTATTATTCGCATACATTCATCGTCCGTACAGTGTTGAAATACAAGATTACATATACATAGGTCAACAGGCGGGATAGAATTTATATCTCTTGTATGATACGTCTTCGCAATGTCCTTAACACCGTTAAGAGCTGTTAATGAAATATCGCAACATGCGACATCATTTCCGAGACCAACAAGATACCTTACAATATGTCCTTGACCAATACCAATGTCCAATATCCTAAGGTTTTTTGGATCCTGTAGGCGATGAATATCAAGTATATATTTAGCATTGTTTGTATCGGATATCCAATAACCGGCAGATTCTGAATGTTTTTTCTCCCAGAAATCCTGCATTTATTAATACCTGTATGTTTTCTTTAACTTAAAAACTTCAATTAAATAAATTCAGTATAAACACCTTGACAATTCCATTTATATATTGTTCACAGAATGAAAGAAGAGAAGACCCATTATGTTCGACGTTATTTATTTTTGAGTTATGCGGAAGGTTATGGAATTCACCTACTAGATTTTTTATGAAACCATGTTTTAGTTCGTCAGATTCATATAGTATTTCATATTCGGCCCCCTCACAGTCTATTTTTAATAATTCTACGCTAGATATAGAGTTACTTTCTATTATATCGCTCAAAGACACACAATCTACCGGATATGATTTTACATCTGAGTGTGTAATGGCTCCTAAGACATCGACACCCGAGCACGTAGTATTCCCACCGCTGTAATGTGGATAAATACACAATTCCACAGTTTTAACACCCTTGCGACAAACTGCATTGTTAAACAACTTGACATTTTCCAATTTGTTTAGACTTACATTCTGCTTCAAATATTCAAAAACACGTCGATCGGGTTCAAATGAATATATTGTCGATCCCGGGTTTTGTTTAGCCATAATAATCGTCGCTATGCCGCAGTTTGCGCCTATATCTATAAATGCCGAATTTTCTATACCGTACCAGTTTCTAAGCAGATATTCGTCATTATCGACGATTTCTCTAATACATCCTTGGGTAGACGGATCAGATGTTTTTAAATAATTGTACTCTACAGAATTATACACAAATGAACCTATATCCATTTATATAAAGAACAATAAAGTTTAAACGGTTATATCAACCCCATATCGCACATGTACCTATATAGATCCTCCTTGTTAAGGGGGTTCAAATGGCTGTTGTAATTCCGGACATTGTCGGTAATCAGTAGGTTCTTGTAGGGCGGCTTGATGTATTTATACCCGTTCGGGCCGTTCACGAGGCGCATAGACTGCGTTTCGCTGATGAGGGATTCCAATAGCTTTTCGCCTGGCCGCAGCCCCGTTATGCGCACCGGCTTGCCGTACTTTTCCGAAAAGATCTGCATGAGGTCTACCAGCTTCATCGAGATCAGCTCGGGAATCACCGTATCCCCCGATTCGGCATGCTCGATGGCGTGCTGAATAAGATCGACGCTCTGCTTGAGCGTCATGACGAATCTCGTCATATCAGGATGCGTCAGCGTAAACTCCGTGACGCTCGGATCAGAGCCTTTCTCGTGAAGAATCGGAATGATGCTTCCTCGGGAATTCAATACGTTTCCGTAACGAATATTGACGAACTTGCGATTCTTTACGTAGAGCGACTTCTCTACGACGGCGCTTTCGGCAATTGCCTTCGCCATCCCGTACACGTTCGTCGGCTCGCAGGCCTTGTCTGTGCTCACCATGACCACACATTCGAGCGACGTAATGCGGTCATTGTTCTTTTCTACCGCATTCAGGACGTTCATGGGACCGTTGCAGTTCGTCTGAATGCATTCGTCAACGGCATACTCGCAGCGATCAATGTGCTTGAGCGCCGCCATGATCACGATGATGTGGGGTTGTACCCGGAGAATGGCGGTCTCGACCGAATTCAGATTGCGAATATCCCCAATGATGAACTTGAGCTTCTCACTACGGTATTTTAGGCTCATCTGCCAGTGCTTGCACTCGTCTCTCGAATAGTTTGTTATTTCATTGGATTCCAAGTGGGTTGCAATGAACTCATTGCCGAGAGATCCCGACCCACCGAAAAGGAGTATACGTTTCCCGTTCATTATAGAATATTGGCTAAATGCATTTAAGTCCGATAAACGTATAAATTTAAATGCACATACCACGAGTATGTTTTACATTCTGGGAAGGGTCTCAATTTTCCCCTCTTCATTATGCAACCATATATTCGCTACATAAATTGAACCCAGATATGGATATCGTAATATATAGTTCAAAGAGTTTCAACGATAACCTGGTTGCTTGGGATTCTGGAGAACAAGGCGTACCGTTAACGAATGTTCGTAGAATGGGCCTTGTGTCTAGGATAAGTCCAAACGTAAAGATTGTCTATATTGATTTCAAGGCCGAATACGGATTGGATAACAATATATCTCCAGTGTTTAAGGCAGATATCATACGCATTTGTAAGTTGCATGAACATGGTGGTCTTTGGTTCGACTTTGATATCCTATTTATAAAACCAATTCCGTCCTTCTTCTTCGAGTCTGACGATGTTGATATGTTTTACTTTATATGGGCGGATAAGGATGGTTCATGGTCCATAGTTACGACCGGATTAGTTGCGTCTATTCCAGGGACAGATCTATTAAACAAGATGCGAAACGTTGTGGTTGACATTGCAAAGGATATCGGCAATAGAGGCTATCAAAAGTTAGGACCGACTCTGTGGAGGAATACCATACTCGGATTAGGATACGATATCAACAAGACATGTCGACTACTTTCAAACGACTTGGTATATCCGTACGATTGGCTAACCATAACTGAGCTCGTCACGACCAATAAAGATAGGGTTTCAAGCGATACGTTCTGCATTCACTGGTTCAACGGGAACAATGACGTGCGGCGTGTTCAAAATGAACTCAATCTCGAGAATATCGATCAAACCAAAAGTACGCTGCATAAATATCTCCATAAAGTCTTTATGCAGGCATAACAATGGTTCCAAAACTATGCTTTACGTTTTGGGAGGGACTTCAATTCTCAAAGCTGCATTATATGACGATATTGTCTCTAAGCAAACTGAATCCCGATATGAAGATAACTGTATATACATCGTCCGGATCTGCCAACATCCTCAAGGAATGGACTACATACGAACATTCGTTACAACTGACGAATACGTTTGATATGCATAAGGTTTCAAAAATAAGCGATAAAATTACCATAAAACACGTGGATTTCACGAAAGAGTACGGTATTCAAAACGACATATCTCCTGTGTATAAAGCCGATATAATACGTATCTGCAAGCTGCATGAACACGGTGGTCTTTGGTTCGACTTTGATATTTTGTTTATAAAGCCTCTGCCGCATTATTTGTTCGATTCCGACGTTGATATGTTGTACTTTGCATATGATATCCCGAACGGGTTTATTATAACGACCGGACTGGTTATTTCCATGCCGAATACCGAGTATCTGACCGGGTTAAAAGAACGCATGCGTGTAGTTTTATCGGACCCAGCAAACGACGGTTACCAGAAAATAGGGCCTGATTTATGGAGCATACAATACAACGCATGCAGCCCAGAATCTCGAACAAAAATTCATAAACTACCCAATATACTTGCATACCCATACGACTACACGACAATCCGTCAGTTTGTGAAAACGAACATAGATAGAATTCTACCCCAAACGTTCTGCGTACATTGGTACAACGGAGACAACGATGTTCGAAGCGTTCTGAACACACTCGACTTTCGTAGAATCAATCCTACGGAAAGCACGCTTCAAAAATACATACAACGCATAATGCAACAAACTGCATGAAGGTGATGCGTACAAAGAAAGCATTGTTTTTATAGCTTTTCTGTAATGAACGCTGTACAGAGATTTAACAATCAGAGACAGCAGTCACAAGCATTATCTGCAGGCGCCCAGTCTGCACCCTCTGCTGCCGCTGCCGCCGCTGCAGCCGCTGCAGCCGCATCCTCGCCCACTGTCGCAGCCGCACCGTCGTCCACTGCCTCAGCATCCGGAGCCGGGTCCGGAGCCGCATCCGGAGCCGCATCCACATCTCAGAATTCCTTCGTGAACAACCTTCTCTTGAAAACATCCCCGACTATCGTGAATTCCGGCCACATGCGCCTATTCGTACCGTTCTACACCGACTCTACCGACAAGTACCACAACGTCGAGATGCGGGATTGCCTTACTAGGAATGCAACTGCCTCATACTTTGACGAAGTTCACATCGTATGTGTCGACGCAGAGTCCGAATCATTCATTCGAGCAAACTACCCAGATACCGTAAAGGTTCATAGGGTATCCGCTCGCCCCACATACAAGGTCATTATGAACATTGCAGAAACGGACGCAAGCGACGGCGACATAAACATTCTAGCCAATTCAGACATTATTTTCACACCGTCGATCCTCCTCCTGCGCTACATTGAAATGACCAACACCGCCGTATGTCTTCAACGATGGGAACAGGAGAACGAGCGAGTCTCCATACATATCAAGAATAATGTGCAAGACGTATGGTGTTGGAAAAATCAAATAGAGGATATTGATTCGTTCGATTTCCTGATGGGCGTCCCGTCGTGCGACAACCGCCTTGCCTACGAACTGAAGTCAATGGGCTACAACATCGTCAACCCCTGTGTCGATATTGTAACGGTTCACAGCCACAAAAACCGGTCGAGAGACTCATCCGTTCGCTCAGCGTCGGCCGGAACGATCCTTTCGCCCTATGAATACCCTACCACGTGCGTTCTGAACTTTGATAAGTTCCGTAAGCGTGATTTGACCGCCCCGTTTTCCTTCAGGAGCATTCTTCATGTTGGAAATACGACCCCTGAGCTGTCCATGCAGTTCGAGAAGTCATGCAGGACCTATAAGCACATCCTTTCGAACGACAAAGCCAATACACGCATAAGCGATCTGATAATGACCTTCACGCCTGATTTAGTATTTCTCAATTTCGACGAACCCGGAATACTCAGTACGCACACGATTCTTCGCCTTCGATGCATGCGGGCCTACATCATCTCCTGGTCCTCCCGCAAGCTCCCCTTCGTAGACCTGCACCTCACAAAGGACGCATTTCGCCCTTCCTTCGCCAAGGACGTCTTCAACCCCGTGGGGCCGTTTATTCTCGACCACCCTGATATTGTGATTCTACATCCACCGGGCGTGCCCGAACAGGTTCTTGCCGATCTGAAAACCACATACGGGCCCAAAATTCTCATTCAAGACAAGACGACCATAGGTGAGCTGAAACAGGCCGAGCTATATAGGTCATCCAAAATTGCAGTGGTGTTCAACGACACTGCGGCCCCTCCGACGCCCATGATTGACCAATGCAAGGAAGTTGCCGGATGTGGTGTGCTCTGTCTATCACAAACAGCTTCGCCGGACGATATCGGCGACGTCTCGTGGTCTACGATTGCGGACATGCGGGAACAGATCGACAAGTACCTCAAGAATGACGCTGATCGAATTCGCATCGCCAAGACCGCATGTTTGCGAGTCCATCGATACCAGACCTGGGCGAACCGTGTGACGGAGCTGCAGCAGCTGGCAAGTGCGTCTCCAAACTTGGATTTGGAACTCGTATAATTGTAATGCTGAAATTTAAACCTTATGGGTTCAAAGTATCCAACCGTTTCATTTCATTTCAGGATCCAAACGAACGCCCTATAATAGAAAAAACCACAATTAACCGTACTACAAATGCATCTGTCGATACGGACGTAAAAGATATAGATAGTATAATCGAACCTGCAGATTTCGAAAGATCTTCAAATAGGATACTTGAATGCATTGCACTGAATACAACCTCTAAGGAAGTAACGAATGGACGGTTTAGCAAGTTTGTGTATGAAGTCGAAAAAACAAGGCCATCTCTCGTGACGAAATCGATTGTGTTCTGTGTATTCCTGAACAATTCAGACATGGTAGAAATTGTAGAAAAGGAATTGAAGCCTATCTATTCTATATTTAAACATATCTTTGTAGTGTCGTTTGATTTTGACGAATACGAAGATATGTACATATGGTCTCCTCCCCCGGGAAAAACCTGTGGGAAGTATGGGTTTGTAAGCGGGCCGTATTGTCTCTTTATGAAAACGATGGAGTGCTGCGACGTGTTTAATACAACACTGTTGATCGAGACCGACTGTATTCTAAACGAAAATTGGGTAGAAAACTTGTACAATTATACAAAATACGCAGGCGGTTTTTGGATTTCGGGCGCAACATACGACGGGTGGCATTTTCTAGAGGTATGGAAAGACCGAAGCGTATTTGCACATTTGAACGGCGTCGCCCTGTATGCAACGGGAAATACCGACTTCCAAGCGTTTCTCAAATTGTTTGAGACGTATTTTGTTTACGCCGTCAAGCATATAGACAACAAATATAGCTACGATCACTGCATGCGGTCTATGATCGACCATTTCTTGGAAAAAAGACCGACCGAGTACTATTGGAGATTTGTCGAGAGACAAATGATACGGAATTCCTTTATTATAAACTGCTCGACTGTAGACGATTCAAACATGCTTGGGGCTATAAAGAAAATTTACGACCATGCGATCATTCATATAAAATAATAATATAGAACATAGCAATGGCTAAATTTAATTTTGATATATTTAAGCGCCAACGCAGGAGTTTGCCAATAACCGCTTATACACCTCCTGTACAGGAAATAAAAAATATAGTATCGCCCGTTGAAGAAGTGAATATCGAAAAAAACTGGACTCGTGAATTTAGAAATTACTGGGGGTTAGACGTTCAAGATGTTAATGTTGAAGACAGAATAACGCCTGTTAATATTTTTTCACCATATTACACTTGCAATTCTACGATTCGTCAGGCCGAATTGGATGCATGTGTGAAGTGGAATTCGAATATCCCGGGTGTAAAACTGTTTCTAATCGTAGACATCAGCTGTAGTGTTATTCCAGACGAAAAGGTAACAATAATACGAAGGTCTAATAATGGAAGAGTAAAATATCAAGAAATTTTAGACATCATAAGAACGAAGACATCCAATACCGACCTAAATTGTATTATAAATTCAGATATAATACTAGATAAAAATTTTACAGAAACCATTCGTGTAGGTCATAAAGATTTTATATGCCTAACAAGGCATGAAATCGACATGAGCCGAGTCAATATATCTAATGTTCTATCTATGAATTTCAAAGACACGGTTGTGTCGGTTCCTGAAAACCCAGGATCTCAAGATCTTTGGCTATTTACAGGTCATGCAGACGATATTATATTAGATTTTTACATGGGAATCCCGGGATGCGACAATATGATATCTTTGGAGTTTTATAAGAAAGGTTATAGACTATTCAATCCGTCCAAAACATTCTGTATATATCATGTTCATTCAGAGCAGAATGAGTCAACTTCTTATCCGTTTACATATTTTAATCTTCCCGAATTTAAACTATGCCACGTACAAATAAGATGACAAAATCGGTTATAGTGTGTGGACTGATGAAAAATTCAAACCATATTTTTGATACTATAATGAAAAATATATATTCTATCGTGGGTGCTTTCGACGACAATTACAGGATCATAATTGTCGAATCGAACTCTTCGGACGGTACAAAGGAATCTTTGTCGAATGCAAAAACGAAAGACGAAAGACTCATTGTTATACACAATGATTTCAATCTACAACACGAAGATTTCAAAAACAGAGAATTGCGAATTTCTATATGTAGAAATCTATACCTAAAAGCTATATATTCATTTGAAATTAGTTATGATTACGTTATCATAATAGACCTTGACGAAATTTTTTCAGAAACGTTTAATATCGACAATCTGAAAAAATCGTTGGAGTTACATAAATGGGACGCTCTGTTTGCAAATCAGACCGACCGTTATTACGATATTTGGGCCTTGCGAGGAGCGCTTAGCGTCGATTACGACTGCTGGGAAAAGATACACAAAGATGGATCAAATTCTTCATATGAAACTAGAAAGAAACAATATTTAAATATAAAACAAATACACATTCCCTGCAATCACTCCCCTATACAGGTCGAGAGTGCGTTTGGTGGATTCGGTATATATAAACATAAAATGCTCATAGATACGAAGGTATTATACCAAGAAATCGGAGGCGTATGTGAGCATGTCGCATTTCACAAACAGCTGATAAATGCTGGATACGTCGGTTTATTTATTCATCCCGGACTTCTAATTCGAAGTCCAAATACAGAAGACTACAAAAATTACTTTAGGTAAATTATCGAATCAAACTGCAACATTGGCCGATTTTCATGTATGTGACGTAAAAAAGCCCGCATACGCAATGAAGCGTATACGGGCTTTTACATTATGAATTCAACGATTTACGCCGTCGTCGCCGTGGCGGCCTTCGGGAAGTGCACCTTCAGGTAGCTCTGGAGGTTGAGGTACGTGATCGGCTTCTCCGCATCCGTCGCCTTGAGCAGGCGAGACAGGACGCCGTCCGGAACGATGCGGCGCTTGTTCGCCGGATCGAAGCAGCCGTGCGACTTCACGTAGCTCGACACGAACTTCGTCACGTCCGTCTGCGAGCGCTGGGAGCCCGCCGGGAGACCCATGAAGGCGCACAGCTCCGTCGACAGGTCACGGGGCTTCAGGAAGGCGTTCTTCGAGCGGCGGAGCTCGTGCGCCGCCTTCTCCTCGGCCGTCATCTCCGAGACATCCTTGCGGACACGCTTGCGGCGGCGGGCGTCCTTGACCTCACGGGCCGTCGTCTTGGCGGCGGCGAGCGTGTCGGCCACGATCGCCTTGAGGTCGGCACTCAGGCGAGCACGCAGCTCACGGATGCGCTCGACGATCTCGAGCGTCGTCGGGGCCGCCGTTGCGACAACGGCAGCGGGCGCCTCAACGGCCGCCGGGGCAGGCGTCGATGCAGCGGCGACGACCGGGACCGTCACCTCCGTCTTGGCGGCGACCTTCTTCTCCTTCTTGGCGGGGGCGGCTGCCGGTGCCGGCGCCGCCGCCACAACGACCGGGGCGACCTCCGGCGTCGTCTTCGTGGCGGACTTGACTGTCTTTACGGTCTTCTTGCTCTCAACGGTGCTCATGTTTGATACAGGATGAGAAGATACGGCTGGCATTCTAACGCGGTTGTGTATAGTACGGGGGCCGACGGCGTAAATAGGTTTGGGAACGATTTTATTTGTTATGGATATACAAGATGAGCAGTCACGGAGTTGGATTGGGTCCGTCCAAAAAGGGCCGCACGGCAGATAGCAGCATGGTGACTCGAAATACGAAGATTGTAGCTCAGGGCCAGGCAGACGCCACCTACGCCTCGACGCAGAACAAGAAAAACCCCTTTCGATTATATTCTGCCATACTGAATGGTGGTGCATATGGCGCCGAGACGCTGGTCCGACAAAACATGCAGAGCGTAGTGCCGACAGTTTCGTCGGAGTCCGGGCCGCCGACTGGCAATTGAATAACAATTACTCTAGTGAATCGACGGAGCCGAAAGGAATTACTATGATGACCGCAAGCCCGTTCGCTCCAAACCCCGGATCGCCACGATCGTCATCGTTCTACACGAAGTATCTACTCGACCTAACCAGATCATTCGTCTTAACCGCCACGTTCCTAACCAGGACTTCTGGGAGCCCGCCCCCGGACCCTTGCATGGACCATAACCGACAGCAACAACAAAACCGCAACGAACAGCTATACGAACATATATCTGCCGATCCTGCTTGGCGTCAACAATGGATACATCAGAGTGGGAGCAGGTGCCGGGGGCAAAATCCAACCCGTCATTCTCATCGGCGCATCGTATACCTATATCTAAATTCTTACCTATATTTCAACAAATCTGTGGGGCTATACCGCCCAAAAGATTTTTTGGCAAAAAGGGGGAATTAATTGACTTTTTGAATTTTCAACGAAAAGTGATGAATTAATGAAAAAAATCTTTGCCCGGACTTTTCGAAAACATTCGTTTTGAAGTCCAAAATTTGAAAAGTCAGCTTTTTGAGGGTACCCCCCCCTAAACTGCATGGTTTGACCATACCCCCTCCCCCCTCCCCGAATTTTGAATTTTGGACTCTATGTTCAAAGTTTTCAAAAACCAAGAGAGGGGCCGTCCGTCCTTCCGAAAAACTTTGCATTTTACCCCCAAAATTCAAAAATTGGTTGTATCAACTGTCGGTCGTGCAGTAGACGAACGCCCCATGTATGTAGCCCGCAAACGTCTTAGCGGAGGGAATCTCTACGAGAATCGTCAGGAGAACTGTTGCTATGTCCAGACTCATGTGGCGCTCCGTATGGTAAGTGTGCATGATGTTGCGCAGGTTCTTGAGTATTGTGTGGTATTTTTGGTGGGGCATCACCGTCCAGTGCCGAGTGTCCTCCACCAGGGCGTTGACGAGGGTGCACATGCGGTTATATTCCAGCGAAATGAAGTGCTCGTGGTGTTCGGGGTACTCGTATTCACGCAGGACTTGGCATACCCGCAGCCACCGGTTGTCTCGCAACTCTACGGTGTGCATTGCAGTGGGCTGGCCTTCGTGGTACAGCGGGCGGCGATTCATTTTGCGGATGCGTATGAGCGTACGCAGGCGAGAGGTGTCGTCTGTGCTCAATGGGCTTCTCGTGTAGGGATTGCAGATGGCGAGGTCGTTCTGCGACCACTGGAAGAAGGACCGCTGGTCGAACCACCACACCTTCCCGTCTTGGACCACGGAAAAGTAGTCGTTCGGATGAACTTCGTGTTTTTCTTCGCACGTGACCAAATCGGTGTCGTTATGGCACTTCCGGCGGTCCGTGCAGCCGGGACCGGCCGTTGCAATGTAGGATCGCAGGAGGAACCCACGCACGACGGCTTGAAACAACCGGATGCCTCGGAGAGCGCCCTTGGTAAGCCAACAGGAAACTCGCCGAGTGCGCATGTGCGTGCCGCAGTAGACGCACCCCTGCAGTGCGTTCTTCGAGCACCGGTCTGTCGATTTCTTGTTTTGGCGTGCGAGACACCGCATTACGCTTATCCGGATGCGACATGAAAATATGACTGCAAAACGGATCGTGGCGGAGCCAGTCAAAAATACATCACATACAACAGAAGAAATGGCCGCACCCGCAACAGTGAACATCTGCAAGATCAATGCATCCGACATCTCATTCTCCGAGCCCAAGAAGAACAAGCAAGGCGGCATTTCCGTATCGTTCAAGTACCTCAACCAGAATGTCCAGTTCCGCTTCCCGCAGTTCGCCTTCCCGGGCGGAGTGCTCGTGAAGGAGAACCAGAACAAGGACGGCAGCACGACCACGTCATATACGATGTCGGCCAGCCTGCAGGGCTGCGATCCGTACGGCCAGGAGCCGGCGGCGGGGACGGACGACGTGCAGAAGGCCTACAACTTCCTCCGTGAGTTCCAGGAGGCCGTCATCAAGGCTGCGACGGACAACAGTCCGAAGTGGTTCGGCAAGAAGCGGGAGATCAGCAGCGTGCGTGATTCGTTCAACAAGTTCCTGAGCGTCTCGCAGGAGAATACGTCCGAAGGATGGGTGCCGAATGGCAAGTATCCGCCGAGCGTGCGTTTCAAGCTGCCGGTCTACGACGGCAAGGTTTGCATGGACATCATCGACGATGCGAGTAACGACGTGACGGTCGGCCATCCGTCGGATCTTCCGGACGCATTCGGGAAGGGCTGTGCGTGCAAGATCATTGCCCAGGGCAGCATCTACGTCATCGGACAGGCGTTCGGTCTGACGTGGAAGCCGTGTTATGTGGAGGTCAGCAAGCGCCGCCGCCAGACGGCTCGTGACTTCTTCAAGGAGGATCAGGACGACGGCGAGGCCGTTCCGGTCGTATCGGGCGGTGCTCGTGCAGCCTTCGCAGCCGACGACGATGACGACGATGACGATGCCGAGTACCCGGCAGGTGCTACGACGACAGTCACACCTCCGGAGCCGGAAGTTGTAGCCGCTCCTCCGCCGGCGCCTGCCCCAGTCGTCGCAGGAGCAGCACCTCGCCGCCGCAAGGTCGCATAAACCGAATATGCTCTCGTATCTGACGGGGGCACATAAATAGTACCGTCCTCGTCTACAAAAACAACCTTATAAACACTTTTTTCGTCTGGTTCGAATGTCGAAGGCACAGCTACACATCCGGCGTGCCGGCACTCGTCTGCGCACCGCACGCAAATCGCCGATGGGTTCGATACTCGTCCGTTGATAAAATCTGCAGGTGTCGCCAAGGCCAGCTGAGTCCGTGCCTGAACCTGCAGAATCGTCGTCCAGCCGTATCGCATGCACTCGTCGTAGGCCTTTTGCGGGAGGATGTTCCAAATCGTTTCATCGTAAACCTGCCAGTCCTCCTGAAAGAGTGTAGAGTACACGTCGCTCCGGAACCAATAGCACTTGTGTGCGTCTCCGGTATGCTCCACGAGGCCTACACGGCTATCGTTTTCGTAGAGCCAGTACACCTGTTTTTTGTCGGTAGAGAGGTCTGGGTCCATATTCCCTCTGTATACCGTGCGCCCGTCGTAGTCGTACTCTTCGATGTCGGTGTTCAGGTCAAACTCGGCAATGCCTTCCACGACAGGGTACAAACGATCATCAGCCAACATTACTACGTACGATTAGTTTTGCGAGCCGTGCTTTTACGCTGACCGGTATTAGGAATGATTTTCATAGGCAAGTATAATGTCTAGCGAGCAAGCCTCAGCCGAAGATCATGCGACGATTGAGTACGCAACAGACTTCTCGTGGTCTAAAATCGGAGAACCGGGCGAGTTGGAAATACTGCATAAGGCGAAGGGTATTCTCGAGGGGTGGATTAACTTTGATGCCAAGAATCCAAACAACGGCAATTTTAAAATCAAACTTCAACAAGTGAACGATCTTATCAACGCTAACAAACAAGTAGAAGAGTCGAAGAAGAAGAAGAACGCAGGGCGCCGCCGCCGAAAGAACCAGAAGAGTCGCAAGTCTAAAAAGAGTCGCAAGGTGCGAAAGACTCGGAAAAACTAAATGACCAGCGTTAAAACATTATTTGTATATAATGGCTATATATCTAGATGAAAAGGGTACCAAGCCGATATATGGTCGGCTGGAGACCGCTGCGGCAAGGTCGTCCTACGGACTGACTGAGATTGATATGGAGGACCCCGTGCTTAAAAAGTGGATGGATGCGCATGAGGCCTATTTGCTGTCGAACGTGCGGCGAAGGGCCGTTGTGAAGGCGTACACATACTACGGCGATGTCCTTGCAAACACGTTCCTGCGGAAGAAAACTATAGACGAACCGCTCGAAATCCTCACCAGTATTCGTAAAGAGAACAAGACGATTCCGTTTGCATACCAAATTTACGATCATTATGATTTTCTGGTAAAGCAGGGCTTGGAAATGCCCGAACGCTCGACGCTCATGGTCGGAGATGTTGTTCAAAAAGAGGCAATGTTCAAGCTCTTTGAAGACAACTTCATTTTCTTCTTGAGAACCTATATTTTGAATAAACTCATCAAGGATTACTGCGCCGAACTCTACCGCATAATTCTGAAAGCGCCCAAGATCTGCCGGGATATAACGGTATACCGGGGCATCAAGAACGAACAGAATTTAGAACCGGGAATTCTTCGCTTTAAAGGCGATAGTTTTGTGTCAACGTCGTTGAATCTAGATTCGGCCATGGAGTTCACGGAAGGATATTCGAAAACTCGATGCTGTTTATACAAGATTCTCATTCGTAAGAAAACGCCGTGTCTCTACATTCACGACGTATCTCGCCTTGCGAGCGAGTTTGAAATACTTTTACCGTACAATGTAGTCTTTGTTCACAGCCCGGCGCTTTTACAAGCGACCCACCATGGTGATTCGGTTCTGGTGAGGGCGATATCTACAGACGGAATTGTAGACGGCTACGTCAGGCCAACCTACACGAAGCTCGGGGGTGCGAAAACAAGAAAGAATAAGAGGCGGACCCGAAAAAGAACTATTTGAACGTCACCATAATTTTCACATCATGCTTCTTGATCGACTTGGTCGCCGAGTGGGACAGCTCGTGTCGCTTCTTTCGCCCCGTTGCCGTTTTCGACGTGCTCGTCATCCGAGTCTCCATGTCTGCATGTATGTCGTTCATGTGATCCTTCATAAAGTCCAAAATATCGTCCTCGATTGCCCATGCAAAGAAATTTAGTTGCCCCACTGTTGTCGAGATGCCGTGGAAATCAATCCGTTCATGTCGACAAAAGGGGTCAAACATACGCTTGCTATATGCCTTTAAGTGTGACTTGTAGGCGAGATACACGATGACGTGCTTGTCGGATTTGGACATGTACGACACGTTGTTCTTTTTTGCATAATTGGTCACGAACCAGTCGAGGACTCGGAGAGACACCTTTCCGGTCAACGCTTCACGAAGAATTTCTATGCGGGCCGGCGTGTAAAAACTCTCCAGCCTGTGAATGACCCACTGCTCCTGCGTAGCCACAACGTCCATTATGTAAAACCTTCTAGAATACTCTGTAAATCGGATAGCTTAACCATCCGCTGTAGATAATACAATGGAGCAGTTGTTTGATCTGCCGATCGAACGCACGAAGCGGCTAAACCGTAAACTCAAACACATCGCACTTCAAACTGGAGTTTCGTACCATGATCTGAAACGACGGGTCCTCTCGGCATTCGGAGATACGCCGCTGGGCGAAGTATGGGCGAGACGGAGAAAGATAAGCAGGGTATTGAAGCTCTACGGAAAGGCGGATCAGCGCACGGACGCATGGCTGCAGAAGCGTGGCGAGATGATCACGGCTTCTGAAGTCACAAAGGCGTT